GCGAGGAGGGTTGGACTGATGAGCCAGTAGACAGACGCTCTGAGCGAAGGAAATGGTTGGGACATGCAATGATGGTCGTTCGTGACTTCCCAGAATGGTCAAATGCCAAGATTGCTAGAGAGGTGGGCAAGTCTCCTTCAACCCTGTGTCGTAGCAGTGAATTTCAAGCGGTCGCAGATCAATGCCGAAATGGCACAGGAGATGAGGTACCAGATGCGTGACTGGGGGGACGGGAACAGCCCGAAGAAGCGTGACCCTATCACACGCCCTATCCACTACACCAAGGGTAAGATAGAGGTGTTGGATGCCATCATGGCTCTGGGGCTCGACCCCTGTGAGGCCAATGTGGTGAAATACATCTGCCGACACCGTATGAAAGGTGGGATTGTCGATTGCCAGAAGGCCAGAGAGTACATAAATTTAATGATAGAGAACTACGAGGGTTGGTATGGGGACGGTGACGGATGTCATTCTTGAACATTTTCGCGGGCGGGAAGACTACCTTGCTGTGCAACAGGGTAACAACAGCTTCCGGCCTGTCCGGGTGGAGAACTGGTTAACCAAGGAGGAATATGAGAAGCATCACCTGACGGGCGAAAAGTGTTTCGGGTTCTACCTACTCCGGCCCGATAACACAGTGAGATGTACCTGCGTGGACGTTGATAACCATGGGGATGCCAACCCCGCATGGCGCAGCGATACCGAGGCCATCTACACCGCCCTGGTAGGTGTTGGACTTCAACCTCTGGTGGAAATCAGTTCTAGCGGTAGTGGCTCCCATGTGTGGCTGATGTTCAACCAGCCCATGCCTGCTTGGGTGGCCAGATCGTTTTGGCGGGCCATGTGGGCGCACATGGACGCCAGCCACCCGGAAATATACCCCCGGCAGGACAAGCTGACGGGCAAGGGACTGGGGAACCTCATCAGGCTCCCCTACTGGAACCGCAGCCACTTTGTGGATCTTGATAACGAGTGGGAGCCCATACCCCTTTCCGATGTGTCCCTTTGCAGTGAAACTGACCTGAAGTTCATTGGTCGTAATCTGGGCACCCCGCTGGAGCCTGAAGTAAGCCTGGAAGAGAGAGTCTCCGGCAAGCTCTGTCCCCAGGTTATCACCCTGCTCAAGCGTAAGGAATGCCTGCTCTACCGCAGGTGGCATGGTGAACTTGAGGGCCTGGAGGACAGGAGCCACAGTGCCCTGGCCATGAGCATCTCCTGTGAGCTTGTAAGGCTGCGTGTCCCTACCTACGACATAGAGAATGCCCTGCGGATCTGGTGCGATGAGAACCAGTACAAGAAGGGGGAGCGAGAGGGCTGGATAGAGCATACCGTGCGCAAGGCCTACAGCATGGTCAACCGCCGACAGAACCTGCAGACCAAGACCCATACCCTGGGTGAGGCTGCAGTAGGCTTTGTCAAACGATATAGCAGTGAGGAGGAGGTATACTTCCGCACCGGCATTAAGGAACTGGACGACTCTTTTGAGGGTATTGCCCCGGGCGAGATGGCAGTTGTCGGTGCCCGTCCCGGTCATGGAAAGACCGCGTTTGCAATGCAGTGGGTGGACAACGTAGCGACAGGAGGCACACCATGCGTGATCATCTCAGCTGAGATGAGTGCGTATGAGCTTGGCCGCAGGGCGATCCTTTCCAATACCGACTATGACAACCAGGAAGTAAAGGATAACCCGGAGAAGGTGATCCAGGATGTAGAGAGGATCTACGCCCAAAAGGCCCCCATTTACGTAGAAGATCAGGCGTATGGCATTGATGAAATCTGCACGTTAATCGAGAATCATTGTAGTGTGAACGGGACGCGATTCGTCGCGGTAGACTATATCCAGCTACTTGGTAGCACCAAAACAGGAAGGTACGAGCAGGTGACTGAAATCAGCCAGCGGCTCAAGCAGGTGGCCAAGCGGTGTCAGTGTGCGGTGGTCGCCCTCTGTCAGCTATCGCGTGAATCGGAAAGGCGAGATAAATGGAATCCTCAGCTGGCCGACCTAAAAGAATCAGGGCAGATAGAACAGGACGCAGACATCGTGATATTCCTCTGCTGGCGTCACAAGATGGAGGAAAAGGCAGACAAAAGCGAGTACCCAATAAGGGTAGCAAAAAGAAGAAACGGGCCTATTCTAAAAGAGTGGATCGTAAGTACTTTCAATCCGGCAAAACAGGCATTCGGAAACTACAGGGGGCACATTGTGTCCGGTGCAAATCAGTCCTCAGCCCCCAAACAAGACAGCGAAGATCCAAGCTCTGCGGAAGGTGCAAGTCTTTTTTGAAGAAGCTGTTTTTCAAGTCTCCTGTCGATATTGAAGACCACGTAAGTGGTGAAGAGATATGGGCTATCATCGACTGCAATACCAGTAGCCGGGCCCAGGAGATCATGAATAAAAGGATCAGTCGCGTCTGTCAGGAGATCCAGGCCGAATGGAATGATTGGGAAAGGGAGAAACGCGCCCCCTGTATCGCCCGCATACCATGGTCATTACCACGGGATATAAAGGCAAATAAGCCGGAATTCAAATGGAGCGCACCACGTCATGGGAAAAATGAGTAGAAATAAGGGGAAAAGAGGGGAACGGGAAGCATGCAAAGCCCTCTCAGACGCTCTAGGCGGCTCGTACCGGCGTTCTGTACAATACTGTGGTAGGGGGGGCAACGCAGACATTGAAGGGCTGGACGGCCTCTTCATGGAGGTTAAGCGGGCCGAACGGTTTAACCTGTATGCCGCACTGGAGAAAGCATGCGAAGACATGTTGTCAGGAGAGAAGCCCATCGTGCTACACAGGCGCAACGGGAAGCCCTGGGTGATGGTATGTTACGTCCACGACCTGAAGGAGGTTACCGATGTTATCGTCGCTAATGAAAGAACTGGAACAGGAGATTGATGCCCTCTGGGGTAACGTGGAGGACAACAACCTATCCATCAGCCATGATGTGTTTCGCACGGCCCTGAAACTGCGCAGGTTGATCTATAGACAACGTCTACTGTCCCGTAGTGACGATAGTCAGGTCTACATGGGCATGGGTTCAAAGAAGGCCTGACGACCCCCCAGGACGACTCCACAGCCCACTACAGGCTTCGCTGTGAACCTTTTCCCGTAATCCATAGCCGCAGCCTCATAGTCGATCCCACAGCCTGTGGCGAGGCCGAAGACCACGCTATCCTGGTTGGCAAAGTACGAGCACCCCGCCTGGGAGTGCAAATGACCCTGTACCCAGGGTGTGAAGTTCTCCTTGGCGTTCTTCAGCGCAGCCTGCATACCCCCCTTACCCCTGTCACCATGCACGTAAGTCACACCCTCATGCGTGTAGCTTGCGTACCTGGGCCTCCAGTCCCAGTTGGGAGTCTCCCATATCTTGGAGTAAGACTTGAGCAGCTCCGGTGGTATGCCGCTGCTGCGGGCCTGTCTGGCCGGCAGGTCGTCATGGTTGCCCGTCATCACTGTGGTGCGGGGGAAGGCACGGTATAGCTTCTGAACCTGCTTCAGGGCCTTGTTGTACTCATCCCCTGCACTCGGCATGACAGGGTTCTTCTCGTGATAGCTTATGCTCGACCAGTCTACTACGTCCCCTATATGAATCACCTTCCTGCAGTTCCATTGTTTCTTTATCTTCAAAAGAAAGCCCACATACCCGTCCAACATGGCAGGACAGTGGGTGTCCCCGATTACTAGAACATTTGACAAGGTGTGTCCCCCTTGTTTTCAACTAGCCCTCCAATGAGTCTTTCATTCTGTCCGTATGAATAATCACTGCTACTCTGTTTGCTTCCGGGGCCAGGTCTTCCAGGGCGTCAGCCGCATGTCTCAAAGCGGCCCTGGACTTCTTGGTATCCTCTTGCATCCCTTTTAGAATGTTCGTCTGCTCCTGTACAGACGTACTTACATCCTCCACCAGATTCATATGCTTACTATACGCATCCTTTATAAAGGGCGTCATGGTCTTCATGCTGCGCCAGCACAGTATTAACAGGGACAGCAGGAAGAAGGTCGGAAGCCCAACTGAATGGAGCAGGTTCAGCCACTGGTCAGTCGTCATATTTCTTCTTCTTCTTCGGCATGATGATATGCAGGATGAACCGTATCAGACCCACTGGCTCATAGCCCATCGAGTTGATGTGTTCCCACAGATCCATGGCATCCCTGCCGACAGGCCCCCTGACCATGAACCGCTTCCTCTCGCCTGGTTTAATGAATCGCATCCTCATGGTGCTATCCCCTTGATCTTTTCTAAGATACCGCCGAAGTTAATGCCCCCCTTGCTGATAATCACATAGGCTGCAATGGCAGCACAGATCAGCAGGAAAAGCCATTTACGCTTCCTCGCGACCATTTCGGCCTTGAGGGCTTTACTTTCCAGGATCGTCGCCTTGGCCGTAGCCTTGGCGTCTCGCTTATCGTTCTTCCGGTCTTTATCCTTCGCCATTTTTCACCTTCGCTGTAGGCCTGAGTGAGTCACCTATTATAAGGCTTGC